TCATTTCTTCCAATTTCAATTTCAATTTATGGGCTAAACTATCTTTGTTTGATTTTTCAGCCCTTCTAACAGCTCGACGTAACGCAGCACAATCTTTTTTTAAATCATCTATTTGCTGATTCATACCTTGTCACCTTATTGTAATTTAAATCATTTGACAATTAAACCTGGAAAATTAATAGTAAAGAATTTTTTAGTTAAACCATGGAACATTAAATTTAACTTGCCGTCTTTTGCTAAATTCAAAATATCGCATTCTTCTTTTGAAAGTGCACGCAATAATTCCAGATATTTACGTTCAGCTTTTGCCATTCTAAGACCAGCCTGCACATCGTTTAATCCAGTTGGATCTTTTACTGGAAGCGCTAATTGATCAAGTGTCAATACAGTAACAAACATTACTAAACGGTTTGCAGTACGTGGCATTTGTAATCTAACTGGAGCTTGGTCAGTAACTCCTGGATAAAAATCAAAATCCTTTGGAATACCTCTTGGCAAGTTTGTGACAATGGTATCGTCATATGCATACCGAATCAATGTTTTAATTGACATTGCTTGTTTACTTGTGGCAGAAATCATTCTTCTAAACAGTTTAACTTTTTCATTTGTACCTTTTGTTTGAACAACTGACATCAAACATTCCCACACTGTTGATCTATCGCTTAAACGAATTAACTCATCTGGGACTTTACCGATTAAAACACTGTCTTGAACATCAACTTCAACGGATTCAAATTCAGGTTCATGTTCAATTAAGACTTCTTCTACCGGCTCAACAACTTCTTCTACCGGCTCAACAACTTCTTCTACCGGCTCATCCTCTTTAAGTATGCCTTTTTTGTCATCGCTTACAGCGTCGTATAATTCTTGATTGTTGTTATCTTCATCGGCGAGTTCTTCTTCCATTTCAACTAATTCGTCGTATAAAGTTTTGTCTTCTGGTGGGTTTTCCTTACGTTTTTTTATTTGTTTACCAAGACTTTGGGTTTTAATACCATTTTGTCGAGAAAACTCTGCTCGCGACAAACCACTTTTTTCAAACTCAGGGATAATTTTATCCCAATCATATTTTTTAGTCATTAATAAAAATCTCCTATTTCACCGGCTAAAATGCCCATTCTGTTTTTAACTAAATAATTAAGGAATTTTGATTTTCTCATTCCTTTATTAAAAGGTTTATTGTATTGTTCCAATATACCTTTTTTCACATCTTCGTCAATCATATCCAAATCAACCAATTTTTTATTTCGATTAAATCTTTTGATTTCCAATTTTGTTAAAACCTTACTTAGATCGTTCTTGTTATTATATATGTCCTCTAAGAATTTAGCAGATATATTGCTTTGGCGACCTTCTGTCACAAAAATATCATCACGGCTTTTTATATTTGGAACACCATCTCCAGAATCGCCTTTAACACAATGTTTTATCATATATCTGCCAATGTCATCACATTGAACCCATTTCTTTTGAATAGTCGAGTATTGTCTAACATTTTGGAAACGATGTAATTGCACAAAATCACGGTCAGAAGATAAAATTAAAACAGGTTCACCCATTCCGAATTCTTGTGTGGTTAATGTTAGAACACCAATAATATCGTCACCTTCGGCACCTTCTTGATTAATAAGCCTCCATGGTGCATTTTCTGCAATTTCGTCTTGCACACGTTGTATAATACTAAATATCAATTTCCAATCGCGATTATCTTTATTTCGTTTTAATTTTCGTTGTGCTTTGTAATATTCAAAGAATACTTTACGCCATGATTTTCTACCTTCGGTTGCTATAACCATTTCACCATATTCTTTTCTATGTTTTTTATTGTACATACGTAATGAATTTAAAATCATATGTCGAGCTAATTCGAAGTTGTCATCTGTGCAATCTTTATTGTGTACATATGATGCCATAGCTATTTGTGCAAAATCGGCGATAATCACGGTATTCACCTTCTAATTTAAGTAATGTCCAGCCAGTCGTATTAATCCTTCTGGCAAGAGTAGTTTCATTTTGGATTCTGAACTTAGGATCAAATTCAGTTTATGCTTCGTTCAACATTTTAAGTGCTTTTTTGCTATCTTCAAAACCCTTATTATACTTTTCCCAGTTACAAGACAACATACCATGACTGCCCATAACACATTCAGTTTTAATTCCGTTAAAATCATATAAAAAATAGAATAATTCAGGTACTTTAATTTTCGTCGTTTCTTTAACTTCTTTAACTTCTTTAACTTCTTCGATTGCTTCGATTGCTTCGACTTTTATATTAATATAAATTAAAAGAAAAATATTGTACAATACAAGTATAGTAAACACAATATATGAATTATTATTTTTCATATTAAACTCCGTAATGATGATTAATTTTTATTTCAGTTGTAGTTTCAGGTATCGGTTCTATTCCATTTAATTTATGTATAATTGTTATATGCTCATCAAGTTTTGGGCTACATGTAACAATTGCTTGACATAAAATAAACCATAATATTAATAATGAGAATGCTCGGTTACTCATCGAACATACCCAACCCTAATGCATCATACATTTTAATAAGTTGAACATCAATAACAGTTTTTCTGTCATGAATACGATTACAATACATTGATTTTATAACTAAATGAAGTAAAGATAATTTTTTCAATTCATCATCGTTTTTTAAATCATCTACAACTACCACTTTAGCCGCAATTAAAACGGTGATAACTTCACCTAAAATCTCGATAACGTTTGCATCAATATCAGAAATAAAATCTAAATGACTTTCGTACTCTTTTATTTCTTTTTTGGATTTTGCATTACTAAAATCTAAAATATTATCTTTTGACATTTTTACTCCCCTTTACACAATTGACTGATTTAATTTTATCATGATTAACATACAAAATGATTTCATCGGTACCCATTGCATGTAAATCATTTGCGAAATCGTAAATTTCTTTTATGTTATAATAATGGTGACTTTTCAAAACTTTGTATTGGCCATCATCATAAATAGTAACATCTAACATATAACCAACATCTTCTGATACTTTTTTGTTATCAAAATAAGTAGATCCAAATACCATTTTTTCAAGCCAATTTTGACTATTGCTTTTAATTTTTTCGTATCGTTTAACTTTGAATAGTCTTTCTATTCGGTAATAATCATAGTCAGCTTCAGATAAGGCTATTTTATAAATATTTAAAGAATCTGGGCCAACTCTCAATTTAGTTAACATGTTCATAATTTAACCTTGTTACAATTAAATATTATCTTGTAAAATAGCATCAACGATTGCAATCGCCTTTGCACCAGTAAAATCAACGTGTATTGTATAATGATTTGTAAAATCAAATAGATTAATAAGTGCGGCGATTTCTTCAAGTTTATCGCCTAAATCATTAAATTCAGGTTCGCCATTAATTTTGCATAAAAACGGGCTTTCTTCGTTGTATTCTTTTGATTCAGCAACATTGTATAGTGTTACGTTAATGCATTCTTTTAAATCAGGTTCGATGAATAATGTGATTGTGGTTTCCATGATTAAAGATCCTTGCAATTAGTCAAATGAATATGTTTAACCATAAACTCTTTTATATTTCCTGTGCCATATTGTACAACAACAGCACCTCCATATGTCAAGCTGGCTTCACGTACAAGTTTTTTTACGAACACTTTGTTTCCGGCATAATCACATACTTTACCAGTATATTTAGCGGCTATTACGTTGTGTTTCATTATTTTATCATTTTGTAATGAAAAATAAGGAGCAATAACAAAGTATATAAAAGCTGAAATTAATAAAGAGAACCATATAAATTTCATGATTAAAGTACCTCACAATTAGTCAAATTTGCATGTCTTACTTTAACCAATACAATTTCGCTTAATGATTCAACGTTAATATCATGAACAACGAATTTGCCTTGAAAGGATGAATATGATTGAACATAAACTTTCATTGTTAGATAATCACAAACATTATTTTCAAGCTGTTTTCTTTCACGTTCAAGGTCATGGTCAACAAACATATAAAGAATTAAAAAACCAATTATCAATAACAAAATAAATTTCATAATATAAACCTCAATTGTTAGTTATTGTTAGAAAGAATTTTTGTATATAACTCAGGATTTTCGTGTTTATTGCCAACTAATTCGTAGTTTTCACAATTAATTTGTGAGTAATGCCAATTATTTTTACCATCGTGTATAACCGGTGCACCCGCATAATATGCAACAACACCAATTTTAACATCAGGTGCGCTTGTGATGAATTTAACAATATCGCCTTCAAATGATTTCTCTCCACCGCTATGGTGCATTTCAGTAAATTGTTCACTATCGCCAATAACATCATTTTTACCACAAGGACTAATAAATAATTCGTCTTCGACATGACCCCAATAATGAAACTGTTCATTATTGTGTACATATGCTGGCTTTAATTTTTGTCTAAATAACAAAGGACGCATAATCTTTATCTCAATTGAATTAATTAAGTACAATTATAACATGTTTGGAGGGATTGTACACTACTATTTACGTTATCCGTAAAATAAGTGCTAATTTAATTCCTATTTTCTTTAGTTCTTCCTCATTGATATTTTTTATAGTTGATCCATTAACTGTTATTTTGATCCATCGATTATACCATTTTTCTGAGTTCACTAATGAATGAAATTTGAATTGAAGATATGCTTCTATGTATGATCCTTCACTTTTACTTTTGCAAAAATGAAGTATTTGTCTATCAATATTTTCGTATTTGAATTCTTCAGCATCTTCCTTTAAATAAATGTTGGAACCCCAATATTTTTTCCAATCACTTTCCTTTTTTATTATTTGTGTTTTCACTCCTTTGCCATTTTTCTTTTTAACTTTTTTTCTACTGCGTGAAATTAGGGTTTTCTTACCGATGTATAATTTTCCATTATTACGATTTCTGATCACATAAACAAATCCTTCATATTCAGAAATGTCAATATCAGAATCGTCGACGCAAATTCCATTGTACGTCCACATATTTTTTAATTTATCAATCAATTTCTATTTCTTCCATAGTCGCTGTACTGATTTCTTCTTTACATGACATACAATTAACAAAATCATTTTCTTCTAATTGTTCCTTTTCATGATCTTCTAAAATTAATTTATGTTCAAAACTACAGCAACCACACGCTAACATATAAGTATTCATAATAACTACCTTTTAAAATTTTATTTATAACTCAAGATCTGCTAACTCATCAGGATCTAAATTATTATCGATTCCTCCTGTGATATAACTTGATAATTCAACTTCTTGTGGAGCAACTTGAATATTGCCACCTTGACCTATCCATTTTTCAGTCCATGGAAGAGGGTTTTGTTTAACGTTAGGAATATCAAGTTTCAATCCAAGAACTTTGGCACGTTTTAATGTTATAAAATCAACATAATTTTTTAATAATTGTGCGTTTAATCCAATCATCGAACCATCTTTGAACAAATAATCTGCCCATTGTTTTTCTTGTGTATTTACACTAGTGAATAATTCAATAACATCTTCTTTGCATTCTTCTTTTATTTCAGCGTAATCTGGATCTTCTTTAACTAAATTTTTAATTATAACGTTTGTTAATGCTAAATGGACATTCTCATCACGGCAAATAAATTTAATAATTTTTGCATTGCCTTCCATTTGTTTAAGTTCAGCAAATCCCCACGAGCATGCAAATGAAACATAAAATCGTATACCTTCCAACGCATTGATTGCATGTAAACACATCCATATTGCTTTTTTATGTTTGTATAATTTTTCTTTACTGACATATTTTTCGTTATTCAATACAATTAATTTGTCATAATATTTTGAAATATCACGTGCGCAAGCAGTAATTTCAGGAATATCTAACATTGAATCAAATACAAGTGAAGGATTTGCATATATGTTCCGTATAATATGTGTATAGGAACGTGAATGGATAGTCTCACCGAACGACCATGTTTCAATTGCAGTCTCAAGTTCAGGTAATGAACATATCGGTAATAGAGCTAAATTAGGTCCACGTCCTTGTATTGAATCTAGCAATATTTGTCTTTTTAAATTTGATGTGAATATATGCTTTCCATGATCTGTTAATTTTTTAAAATCATTTTTATCCATTGTGACATCAATTTCTTGTGGGGTCCAAAAGAATCCAAGCATTTTTTCTGTTAATTTATCAATGGATTTATATTTAAATATATCGTATCGTGCGATGTCAGGTTCCCCATCAAGAAACATGTTTCTCTCTATCGCACCTTTTTTATTATTTGTATCAAATACTGACATTGGTTTTTTCCTTAAGTTTTCGTATTAATATT